ACAACCTGCGTGGTTTGTTAAGTTCTACTTTGCGGCCCTGATACTCTGCTTTTACAACTCTTTTATCTTCATGACTTTCTAATATGTCAAACTCAAACATCTCTACTGCACCATCATGAGGTTCGTAGTCGCCTTCCATTAACATAGGGCCGTTTGTAGTCTGCATCCAGTGATAACCTTTAGGTGGTTTAACTTTTACTGATTCTGCTTTAGATTTCTTTGTAGATTTAGGATGTTCTTTTGGTAATAAATCATAATCTGTAGTATATTTTGGATTAGATGGCTTACCAGAACTTAATAATTTTAAAAAAGCTTTGACTCTACCTAACGCCCATTGGTCACGACTCCTTACACTAGGTCTGTGGCTTGTAGAAAATGCACCTGCACCTCTACGGAATACTGCTTTTAATGCACCTAAGTTTGCTTTCTTACCTTTGGCATCTCCTACCTTTTCATTATGTTCTTTAATATAATTTTTAAGTGTCTTAATGTTTGCTTCACTCAACTTGATTCCACCACGCTGACCGCCTGCTGACCCTTTCGGATTCTTATCGCTACCTCTGCGTCTTTCACTAGGCTTTGCAGGTGTTTGTGGATGTCTGCTTTTACTTACAGGAACACAATTTGGCACACGTTTACCGCCTTCGTTTTTGAATCCTACCATTTCATAACCAGTCCAACATGGTTCGGCTTTTACTTTATCTTGTAAGCTTTTACTCCAACTGTGACCTGCATTACCACCCATCATCTTCCACATAATCAAACCCTTACTTGGTCTTTTCTTATTGTCAAAGTTTTTACCTTTAGGGTCTACCTTCTCATGTCTTCTATAATACTTGTGTATTTTCATTGCCATACTATATGATACATATTTTTTATTTATCAAGTGTGCGTTTATTGCTTTTGTAACTTTACCGCCACCATATCCAAACTTTTTACGTAGTTCTCTACCTGCTAGAGCTTCTTCTCTAACACCATTTGGTATTTTATATTTTTCTACTTTAGATACCATTTCATTGAGCACGTCTGATTTACTGTATCTTCTTGCTTGTATGGCCCTTTCCTGCCTTATAGCTCCAGCCTTGGTATCATGGCAGCCCAGAAGCTTTCGGTCCTTTTTAGCGTATAAACAATATTTACCTTTTTTACGCTCTATTATTTTTTCAACCATGCCTTCTATTTCGTCCAATGTCACTTGAACACTTTTAGATTTAGCCATTGCAACATCTGTGACTTTTGCCTCGGGGTTGGCAGGATTATCGCCAACCCACGATATGCTCCAAAGAGAAAGTTCGTTTATACGATTGTGGCAGTCGTTTTCTGATTGGCAAACTTTCTCTTGTTTTGTGGCTTCACCACGTATGCTACTTGCTCCTGTAGGACCGTATTCTTTAATCTCATTCCACACTTTATCGTGCATTCCAATTTTACTGTGTATGCCTACTCTAATCTTAACTTTACCGTCTTTTATTTTGTAAGCTAAAGGTAGACCTATTGGCATTTCCTCATGACGGTATGAATATACGCCGTAGCGCATGTAAAAATCCATGGCTTCTTTGATAGTATCTGTGGGTATCATATCGTTCTGTTTATCGACGATAGGAGCGGAGATGTATGTCTCCATTACTCTGTCATTATACCACTCTGGTCGGTAGACTTTCCAACCAGTGTTACTTTCGTCTGCCACAAATAACGCACACAAATGCGGATATAAAAAGAAAAATATTTACTCGGGTTGCAACATAACGCACACACCTGTGTGCATTATTTGGTTATCGTTTCTTGACTCCAATTTGTTGTCTAGCTATTTCACTTAAACGAGCTGCTAATTGCTGTGCCATTAATTCAGGCACTTTATCTTTATTTCTATAGTATGCACGACCTAAAAATCTGCGAGGTTGCGTTCCAAAATTCCATATGTTAGAACCTACTTCTTCTTCGTCTTTGCCTAAACGCCCTGCCCAATCTGCAAGTGCACCATCAGGTGGCCTGTATTTTGGCCTGCCTATTGCGGGCCCTGTTCCGTATTCCATGTGTGCTGCATAACTAACACTATTGCCTACAACTTTGCGCATTGGCTCGTCTTTAACGCCCCTAAAACCCATGTTAAGTCTGCCCGTATCCATCGCACCACCATCTTTACCATGTTCTGACCTATTATACGGTGCAGCTACATTTCTCATGGCATCTGTCTCTATCATGTGTGCAGTATCGGTCATTGCCTTATCTAAAGCATCATACGATTCGCCAGGCAATCGTTTGAAAAACTCATCAAGTAATTCGTCATTTTTGATTCTAATTGGCTTACTCATTTTTTATACAATTTGACGTTTTCTATGTGGTCGTCGCCATACTTTTCTTTCCACTTCTTGTCTATGTATTTCTGCGCTTTTTGATAGTAATCTACACGTTGCTTGCGCTGTGCCGCAAGTATAGTTTGCCTGTCTGCATTCTTCCATGCCCTTTCTGTCTCACACTCTTCACAGAATCCGTTAGCCGCTATATGGACTGTCATTGCTCCTCTTAAACATTTTTTACATTGTTTGCTCATAATATCCTCACTAGTTGCGTTCTCTGATTAGGATGTAACAAGGAGTGTCCTCTTAAATTCATCCTATACTTTGCACCTACTTCTTGTTGTAACATAATTAAATCATTCAAATACATACCGCCTTCTGGTTGTCTTGTAGCTAATTCCTGATGTGCTGGACATACTCTTCTATCTTTAGCTATTATTAATCCATACTTAAATTGTGTTCCCATACGTTGTTCTGCTATTTTATATCCCCTAAGTCTGCCTTCATTTGCTATTTGACTTATTTCTGTTCGTGCTATTCTTGTAAGTTTGTAAGTTTCTCCAATACCTACTTGACGCATGTTTTGAACAATTACTGGAATGCTGCTACCTTGTGCTATGCCTGCCATTATTGCTGCATTCATTTTTTCTACTAATATATTTTGGAATTGATTATAGGCGTTAAATAACGCACCTTCATTCTTTAACAACCTAAGAACTTCTAAATCTTCAGGGCCTAAATCTGGTGCTTTTGCAGCCGTCTTACTTATTCCTTTTATCTCACCATATGCTGAACTATAACCATTTCTAAATGCAAAATCCATGTCATCTAAAATTGCATCACGCATACGCTTTGCTAACATGATTGCAATATCATCAACTTGTGTGCGTAATTTGTCGTAAGTTCTTATTTTTTCAAGTTGTTTAAGTTCTTGTATAAGGATTCCTCTGAGCTCTCTAGCTGCTGATTCCATATATCCAGATGTTCTTTTAGCTCCTCGGCCTCCTGCGACTCCTGAGAACTGCTTCGAAAATCCTGACGCACCACCTCTGGCTGTTGAGGAAGCTTCAAATTACCTTCACTATCCAAATCCATCTCCACTCCTACATTCTGCATTTGGGTCAATATCTGAGCCTTCAAGTTCATGTTGTTCAAATATTTTGTTTCATCTTTTTCATTAATGTCATTAAATCTAATTTTCCACGTGTCTATTTCCATAAGTTTTAACAATGGTTTTAGGAAACCCATCTCTACACATTGCTGCGTTTCTCTAATAGTCCTGTCAAAGATTGTAATCTGCTCGCCTTCTGAGTTAAGTCCACCTACTCCTGCTAACTGACCTACAACTAATGGCATGACTCCATAAGCGCCGTTTATGTCGTTGTTAATGCGGTCCATGTAAGGTAGCATCATTAACTCATCCATGTTAGGCATAACAGGCACAAACTTCGCAGTAGTGCTTGCATCCCTACTACTTAAAATAGGAATAAAGTTTGGATTTCTCCTAGTCTCTTCTGCAATGTATTCGCCTAACCTATTCAATGACTCCTCATCGTGGCCTGGAACATCTAAGAATCCTTTAGGTGGTCTTTCCAATCTGTAGATTTTGTTTTGGAATGACTCTATGGCCAATGCTGTTTCGATTTTTTTGGAAAGACCTATAATTGGCGACTGCCCATATAACCGAGCACTCGCACTGTATTTGTTAAAATGTATAATCTCATCACGTGCAAAGGGTATCTTACCATCATCATATTCATAATAGTAAGCCATAAATTCTAATTCAACACCTGTCTTTGGATTTACATCGCCTTCCATAAACTCTCTAGTCACAGGGTCAAATTTTTCTTCCTTTACAAATCTACCATACTCATCTACATGAAATCGCATGTGCTTTGCATCTTCTACCCAAAGTTCTTTGACTACTTTATTTGTAACTTTACCAGAGCCATCTGCAACTCTGTCATACACAACACTTACCCAACAGTCATCAAAAACTTCTAACTGTCTAATCATAGCCTTGAAAAACTCTGAACCTGTCATGTCACTGCTACCGTTTGTAGGATTACGTAATAATCTTTCTACCATTTTACGTTGCTCTGGGTCTCCATCGCCTATGGCTTGGTATTCCCAACCTTTTGCGACCGACTGAGAAGCTATCCTAGTTATAACAGTTCGAAGATGAGAATACCTGTCAGCTAATTGTTCTAAATAAAATTGGTCAACCTGCGGAAGTATAGATTGCCTATATGCCGTATCGGTTGATACTCCTGAATAAACTGGTGTTCTTGCATCCTTAGAAATATCTGCTGTTGCATCCTGTAAGAATGCATCTATGCCAGTTGTCTTTCTAACTGGTTTGCTCCTGAATCGGTCAAATATTCCCATTATAGTCTCCTCGATTCGAGAACATGGCGATGCCTGTGTATATAATCTTCGATGACAGGCTCTAACATCTTAGAGACTGGCGTTTCTTTGACTTTCGCTAACGTCTTAAGATTTTGTTTTGTCTCAACAGATATTCCCCACAGTTCCATCCGTGTTCCGTTGCTGGGTGAACTTGTCATCTGGATTCCCAGTGTGGCTCCTTAGTATATATGTCTTTCTGTAAGGGAGATATGTCCTATCTTAAATGTAATCCCATCGTGTAAAAACTAATCTCTTCTTTTCCAAATTATGCACACACAACTCACACATCCATAACGCCATAACTGCATCAGGCGTATGTCCTTCTAACCTTCCATTCTTACCATAAATCAATCTACTCAAACCGTCTACTAACTTACGCATACCTGGTTTTGAACTCTCTCTAGCCTCTTTGTTCCAAGGTATGTAATACTTGCCTTGCTCCATTGCTAACGCAATCCTAGGAACTCCAACATCATGGCTGTGCTTTTCTTTACCTGTATTGTGACCCTCTACTGGCATACCATCTAACTCCTTAGCTGTGTGAACCACAAGCCTCTGATAACCATTAGACTCTACCATAATCTTATCTGGTTTGAACTTATCTGCCAAACTCTTCATCGTAACTACCTGCGCCTCTAACCAACCCGCACCCTTAGCCCGAATCTTACCACTCCAACAATACAATACTTTACGTTCTAATGTTACTCTATTGTAAGCCATTATCACATAAGCAGATTCGTCATTCTGACTGTCCATTCCTACAGCCAAATCAACTCCCATAGTCACATACCAATCCTGACCACGTTCTGCTAAACCCATACTCATACTCTCTCGTAAACACGGTTTCAAAACCTCGTGAGGTATCACAGCACTCTCTGGGTCTAACGGATTTAACATATACTCAGACTCAAACGCACGACTTCCCATCGTCTCTCGTTCCTTGTCAAGCCTTTCCTGATTCCAATACTCAGGCCAACGTGGTGTGCCGTCTTTCTTCAATGCTGGATGACGAACTGAGTTCCACTGACTGTTCTGTTGCGCCCAATCAGTAGCATCTCCAACTCTCTTCTGCGTTCCTACTAACAACATCTTAGCTTTCGGCAATCTCATCGGCATTACAACTCTCTTTATGTAGTGAATAACCTTGTCATCTGTCATATTAGGAAACTCTTGTAATATATCGTCTAGAATTATCATGTGAACGTGCGGACCTTCTAACGCTTTACCAATACTTGCCGCATGAACCCTACTTCCATTGTTAAAATACTTAGCACCCTTACGCCAAGTCACCTTGTCATCATCAGTTTGCGACTTCATAAACGAATTAAGCCTCCATGAACGTCTGCATATTTCCTCAAACTGCTCCAGTTTGTCCCATGCCTGCTCTAAGGTCGCAGAAAGATATAACGCACGGTAATTTGGCTGCATTGCCATCTGATACGCAAGTGCGGACAAGCCCCATGACGTTTTCAAGTGACCCCTTGCACAAATTATCGAAGTATGTGTGCCTGCCTCAAACGCATCTGCCCACTCTGCATGCATCTGACCCAAAGGGACATATTCTCCAGGCTCTAATTCCATGTAATGACGCAACACATCGTCAATAAATGACTCTAAGGTAAGTGGTGTTGTCTTTAATGTCTCTAAAGCACCACTAATTGCTAAGTTCAGCAGCTTGTCGTCGATTTTTTTCTTCGATTTTGTCATGGTTTAACCTAAATTCAATCATTTTTGGCGGAGAATCACCGTAGTAATCCAAAAATTGAACTAACGTTTGTATATCCTCGGTCTCTTTAATGATTTCGCCATCTTTAAAAATTCGAATCATCTATCCACCCCCTTCCATCCCAACTATAGACATCAAAATGCCTTCTATACCTGTATCTGTCTATCAAAAAACACTTAGCCACCTTGTCATCATTGTCATAATACGTCTCACCACCATTTACACGCTTGAAATTGTTGTCTTTTATCAATTTTTTCAAATCGTCTACAGTTATTACCCATAATTGCTTGTCTCGTATATTTGGTATGTAATACGCAAAATGTGTTGCCTTCGTTTTACGTATCCCACTCGGCTTTCCACGACATTTATACTCAATAACTATGTTTCCTGACCCACCTTCGTCCATATTCTTCTCCCAATAGTCACTTTTTACCTCAAAAGTCACGGGTTCTTCGTAATCATTCTGGAAAAGTATGTCAAAATTCGCATTATCATTGTATTTCTTAAACTGCTTACCCATAACCGTTTCGACAAAATGCCTAACAGCCATTTCTCCTTTATGCCCATCTGCCAAATCCTTCTCAAAGTTATTATTCATCTAAAAGATAATATGTCCTTCTCTATTTAAGTGTTTTCTATATACCTGCATTTAGTGCAGCCAACCACTTCTAACCCATAAAAATCCTGAACTTCCATCTTAGAATAACACTGCGGACATTTCATAGCAATAACTCCTTCGTAAACTTCTGATGAGCATTAACAACCCGTATTTCCAACGGATACAAATGCTGTTTCTTCAATATAGAGTCGCTTCCTTCCGTATTTACAACCTCATACACTATCCCAGAGTCCGCATCTATCACATCCGCACGCAAACCTGACGGCTCAAACACCGCCTCTGTGTAAAACTCGTGCCCCCACTCCTTTAACTGCTTGCAAATCGCAAACTTCATGTCAATATGCTCCTCTGTCTCGTTCTTACTCCAACGCATTGCGTTTCTATTCCTGTTACTGGTCCTTAACAACCGAGAAACCTTGTTGCGTTGCTCCTGAACTGCGTATCTATTCATCTATAAATCGCCTGCAAGCCTTGCAAGTCACCTCATGGTCCTTATCACTAGCCAAAACATTCATACTTCCTAACACCCACTCCGAATAACGCCCACACATTGTCCACTGCGAGTCTTTATCTCTATACTTATGAACGATTGCCAACTAAATCCCCCA